ATGGGAGGCAAGCAAGCTGAAACAGATGCAGAGATTAAAGCAAGATTAGAAAAAAGCAACAAAGAAGGTATCGCTAAAATAAAATCAAGACAGAAAATGTTAGATGATGCGATCGACGATGCATCACCAGGATTCTCTGGTGACAGAAAGGTTGATGCAGAACTAGTTGCAGAGAATCTAGCAGAACGTATGGGATTAGTTTACGATGATCTACCTACAAAACAAAGATTAGATTTATACGATCAAGCATATACAGGTTTATCAAAACAAAGATTTAAAAATAGAAAAAAGCCAGATGACGCTGACGATCAAGAATCTAGTTACGACGATGGACCAGCAGATTTTGATCCAGATGCAGATAACGAAACATTTGCACAAGGTGGACGTGCAGGGTTTAGTAATGGTGGAATCGATGTTTTAAAAATAGAAGACGAAGCTTTGCAAAGAGCGTTAGAAGCTTTTAAATATTATCAAAGCATGGGTGGTAAGAAAAACTTTAGAGATTATTTAAGACAAGCTGGAGAGAGAGGCGATCAGTTTAGAGCAGAGGGTGGTCGTATCGGTTTCAAAGATGGCATGACCAGAAGAACGTTTTTAAAAATATTCGGTGGTCTTGTATCTTTACCTATCATAGGTAAGGTTCTCGCACCTTTAAAATTAACTAAAGGTGTTAGTAAAGTTCCAATAATCAAAACAGACAATGTTCCTGGTAAACCAGAGTGGTTTGATGCACTGGTTAATAAAGTCATCATCGAGGGTGATGATGTTACTAAAAAATTTGCAACCAAAGAACGTGAGATTGTTCATGCAAAAGAAATCGATAAGGATAACTACGTGATGGTAACACAGGATCTTGATGAAGGTGTTGTTAGAGTAGAATATGAAAGTCCCACAACTATGTTCGGCGATAAAGTAGACATGGCTTATGTAAAACCATTGCCCGATGAGGGAAACCCAAGACCAGTAGGAGAGTTTCAAACCTCAGAATCAGGTATAGTCGGAAGAGCACAGGGTCCTGATGATTATGATCTAGAAATAGAGGGTATGTCTGGAAGAGCCATAGAGGATCTAGAATCTGATGTATCTAAATTAAAAGAATATGCGACAGGTAAAAAATTAACGATGAAAGAAATTTTAGAAGCTAAAAAAAGAAAAGACAAAGTTAGATACTACGAAAGTCCTGAAGGTCAGTCACAATATGTTACAGAGAGACAGGGCGAGGCTGATGATTATTATACAGACATAGATGACTTTGCATCAGGCGGTATCGCTAGAATGTTAGGAGAATAATGACTCCAAAAGAATACAAACAGATGATGGCATACCTGACCCGATCAGGTGTTAGTAAACAAGTCAAGTTTGCATCAGATATCGCAAGACCAGATCCAAAACCAGAAGTCAAAGAGATAGAATTATTCAATGCGTTTAACAGACGTAATCCAAGAGCTGATGGTGGACGGATTGGTTTTTCCAATGGTTCAGATAGAGTTGTTTATAAAAAAATAAATAAATTAACAGATGCTAATAGAGTTAATTTTAAATACCCACCAGACCACAAGTACAAAGTACAAATACCTACAAGAGAAGATCTTGGTCCAGGAAGTTTAAGAACAGTTAGTGCTAAAACTAAAAAAGAATTAAAAAAATTAGTGGATGAATCTCCGATTACAAAAATTGATTATTCAAAAGGTTTAGTTAAACAATCAAAACTTAAATTACCTGAGGGAGCAATTAATTTTGATAAAAGTAGATATAAAATGCCAACGGGTGAATATGTAGGAAAAGGAAGAAACAGAAGTCAAATTTTTTCTCTACATTCTAAATTTGAACCTGATGCTGCTGTAAGATATTTTACTTCACCAGGAAGAAGATTATTTAATAGTATTGAGGAAGCAAAAGCAGGAAAAGCAAAAATTTCTAAAGACATGAGTAGAGCTGTTAAAACAAAAACAGAGAGAGTAGCTAAAAACATAGTTAAGAATACTTACGAGATACCAGCGACAGGTGAAACTTATGAAAAATTTAAACCTTTTATTGGAGAGGAAAAAATTACGATTGCAGGTGAAGGTGCAGATACATTAGAAGAGGCACAAAGATTTGTTGATGATTATTTTAAAAAAAATCCAGTTATACAATCAGGAACAAGAGAACTTAATGAAAAATTAAAAACTTTATTTGATGATCCCAGAATTAAAAAAATTTTAAGAACAGGTAAACCATCTGCAAAAGATTTAGATATCGTAAAAGATATTCTTGGCGGCACAGATAGACAAGCACAAGAAAAACTAGCTCAACTAGCAGATGCTGTTGATCCAAAAGGACAAAGAACTATTGACGGTATTTCAAAAATAAATAGTAAAAAAGCAAAAAACATTTTTAATTTTCATAAGACAAAAGACATTGCAAAAGAATTAGAGGATATAGCAATTGGAAAATCTGTCGGAGAAAATCCTTTAAGCACTTTTAGAGGTAGTATTCAATCTTCAATTCCAATGAAAGGTGGGCTGGAAGGCTACAGTGTCGATGAAGCAAAAGCTAGAGCTAGTTCTGTTAGATTAAATAGTAAGCCGTATTCTATTTTTGGACAAGTTATAGCAGGAGATATCAACCAAGGACCTAAACAGACCTTTGATGCGAATCTATCTATATTTGAGGAGCAAGTAAAAAATGCAATTAAAAATAATGAAGATCCAACAGAGGCAATAAGAAAATATAACAAAAGAGCTGCAGAAGCTGAAGCTGCAGCTAATCAATACAAATCTAGAAATACAAAGAAAGTTTATTTTCCAAGAATAACAACTGATTCACCAGATAAAGCAATTAAAAATAAATCTGCTTATACTAAATATAAACCATACTTTGATAAAAATTATGCACAACAAAAATATTCTTTTGTTATACCAAAAGATTTACAACCACTACCAAGTCTGGCCGCAGATCTAAAAGATAAAAATAGTTCTACGTACAAAAATATGATTAAGCAGATTAAAGATGTCGGTAGAAAATTTATTAAAAATATAGACCAGTTTGATGAAAAAAAATTATTTCAAAAATTACGGAACAATCCTAACTTTAATACGATCAGAAGATTAATGCCAAGACTGGCTTCTTTAGAAGATGATTTCACAGGACCAGGAGGTTTCCCTTTAACTGCGGGTCTTGATTCTAGCATAGGTGTTCAACCTGTAGAGGAAGATACTTTTGCAAGAAGAAATCCATTAACAACAGGAGCAGGTTTAACAACAGCTGGCACAGCTGCGGTTTTAAAAGCGACAGGCACACCAATTAAAACTGCATTAGGAAAAGCTTTTAGAGGTGCCGGAACACCGATAGCTGGTCCTATCTTTGCGGGATTAAATATCGCTGATAGAATGAAATCTGGGTCTAGCGTCGCTGATGCGGTCATAGATCCTATGACAGGTTTAGAATTATCTTTTCCTGGTTTGTTTAAAGAGAATTTAAAAAAAATTACAAGCAATCCAACAGCACAAAAAATTTTAAGTCTGGGCAGATTTGGTAGAGCCTTAACACCAATAGGAGCAGGTATTACAGCTGCAGGTTTAGCAAAAGACTACGGTGAATTTGTGAAGAGAGAACTAGAAAGAAAGGCAGCAGACCCAGAAGCATATAGAGCAGAGCAACAAGAGCAAATGGGCATGTCTGCAGCAGGTGGCGGATTAGCTAAATTAGCAGGAGATAGATCAGGCGCCATGTTAGAATCCATGAATCCAGATAAGGATGGGTTGCCAGGCCTGTTAAAACGTGTTAGAAACTTATAGGAGTATTAAATGGCAGAAATAGACAAAGGACTCCCGAACACTAGAACTAAAATTGATGTCCCTTCAGATGAAGAGATAGCACAAGAAGTTGCCGTTCAGGAACCGGTAGAAGAAAAAGGACCGATCGAGGTTACACCTGAAGAAGATGGTGGAGCCATAATTGATTTTGAACCGGGAGCTATAAACATACCAGGCACAGAAAATCATTTTGATAATCTAGCAGATATATTACCTGACGATATTTTAGATCCCATAGGTAGTGAGATGACTCAAAATTATATGGATTACAAAAATTCAAGAAAAGATTGGGAAAGATCTTATACTCAAGGTCTAGATCTTTTAGGTTTTAAATATGAGAATAGAACAGAACCTTTTCAAGGAGCTTCAGGTGCAACACACCCAGTTTTAGCAGAGGCGGTAACACAGTTTCAAGCGCAAGCTTACAAAGAATTATTACCAAGTGACGGACCTGTTAGAACACAAGTGATAGGATTAAAAAATCCTGGGACGGAACAACAGGCTCAACGTGTAAAAGATTACATGAACTACCTCATCATGGATGAGATGAAAGAGTATGAAGCAGAGTTTGATTCCATGCTTTTTCATCTACCACTCGCAGGATCTACTTTTAAAAAAGTATACTATGATGTGCCAATGGCGAGAGTTGTATCAAAATTTGTGCCAGCCGATGAACTGGTAGTGCCGTACACTGCCAATAGTTTAGAGGATGCAGAGGCAATCATACACGTCGTCAAGATATCAGAGAATGAATTAAGAAAACAACAAGTCAATGGTTTTTATAGAGATGTAGAATTAGGTCCCCCTGACAGTGTTCAAAAAAATGAATTAGAGAAAAAAGAAAAAGAATTAGATGGCACTAAAAAATCCGGAAGACAGGAAACAATTTATACCTTGTTGGAGTGTCATGTTAATCTTGATCTAGAAGGTTTTGAGGACATAAATGCTGATGGACCTACTGGAATAAAATTACCTTACATCGTAACAGTCGAAGAAGGTAGTAGAACGGTTCTTTCTATAAGAAGGAACTATGCGCCCGATGATCTAAAGAAAAATAAGATCCAATATTTTGTCCATTTCAAGTTTCTGCCAGGACTAGGATT